ATGTGGGGTTTTTTTATTTATTATACGAATATTTATTATTATAATTAAGTATTGAATGGATTGGGACTTACCCGTTAGCAAGTTTTTTAAACTCAGTGAAGAGGAACAAAATGAATGTATATCAGAACTGGCAAAGTTTTATGCAAAAAGATTCATTTCAAGGAGAACAAAGGAATTGTTTGAGTTCACAACCAACGACCTTATAACAAGACTTTTGATGGAAGAAACTTATGCTAGCGAAATTGAAAATTATGAAAGAGCAGAAATCTTTTATAGACTAGCTCAGATATTCATGGAATTACAACAAGAAGAAAAAGAATTTTAAATGGGATGCAACTGTAAAGGAAAGAAACAAGTTATCAACAATCTACAAATACCAAGTTATGTTCAACTAGGAATTGACGCTTGGAATTTGGTCAAGGACAAAAAGTTTGAGGATATTGGAGAAGAAGATTGGGCTCTATTATATTCAGCTTATTGGAAAATATATCCTAACTCCAAGGGACAACCAGCAAAACAGGAATTGCTTGAAATAATGGAAAAGGTCCAATCATATAAAAAACAAGTTTATGTTAAACGAAAATAATCAAAAACCAAAAAGACCTATTGGAAGACCAAGGGTTGAGACATATCTAAACCCTGAGTGGTATAAAATCATTATTGATTCAGGTAGAGCAGGAAAACATGTTACAGATTTCCTTATCAAACTTGGAATAAGTTATGATACCCACTATGAACTATTAAAAAGAAATGTTGTCTATGCAGACGCAATCAAAGAATACAACAAACTCTGCGAGCAGTGGTGGTACGAAAGAGCCCACGAAGCAGTTGAATCAGGTCAATCAAACAAGTTCAACCAAAGGCTGTGGTTGCAAATCGTCAAAAACAAATTCAGAGACAATTGGAAAGATGAAAAACAAATAGATGTTACCACCCAAGGTGATAAGATATCTGATAACAAATCAATTCAAATTGAAATAATTCAACCAAAAGATGATGGGATATAAAAAAGCACAAGGAAGAAGTGATGTGTTCCAAACACCAAATATAGCTTTGGAACCTTTATTACCATTTGTGCCAAAAAAATATTCAATTTGGGAACCAGCTTCTGCAAATGGGAATATTGTTAATTTTTTCAATCAAAATGGATATCAAATTTCAGGTACAGATATCACCAATGGTGTAGACTTCTTTGAAAATAATTTGAAAGCAGATTGTATAATCACCAATCCACCATATTCAATTAAGGACAAATGGATTAAAAGATGTTATGATTTGAATTTACCCTTTATGTTGTTATTACCAATAACAGCATTAGAAGGTAAAAATAGACAGAAACTATATAACCAAAAAGGTATACAACTTATTTTATTCAACAAAAGAATTAACTATGAAACGCCAAGCGGAAATGGTAGTGGTGCATGGTTCAGCTCAGCTTGGTTTTGCTATGGATTTGATTTACCAAATCAATTAAATTTTATTGAAATATAATGGCAAAGAGTAAAGGAGCATCAAGCTCATCAAGAAAGATTACCTTCGGAAAAAGAAAACGAGGTAAAGCAAAGAAATCATTCAATAAACACGATAGTCGTTCAACCTATCACCGTAGAAATGCAAGTAGATGATATTAGAAGGAGATTGTTTTGAGTTAATAAAATCACAAGCTGATAACTCAGTGGATTTGGTAATCACCTCACCACCATACGCAGACATTGTTAATTATGGAAAGAACATTTCAATACAAAAACCACAAGACTATTGTGATTGGTTATTACCATTATTTAACGAAATACATAGAGTATTAAAACCATCAGGTAGTTTTATCTTAAACATCAACGACACTTGCAAAGGTGGTTATAGAAACCCTTTTATTTACGAGTTGATATATCGTAGTCAAAAGGAAACAAAACTCAAATTTTACGATACCTATATCTGGCACAAGAAAAATGGAATACCAAATGGTAGTTCAAAAAGATTTAGAAACACAACTGAGTTTATATTTCATTTTGTTAAAGACCAAAAGCATTTAAAGTTTTATATGGATAGAGTTATGAGGGAGCCAGCTCAATCATATTCAGAAAGAAAAAAATATAAGTGGAAGGTAACAAACCACGGTCAAACACAAGATGGGGAAAGAGTTGCAAAAGAAATGATTGACGGAATGGACTTACCCGATTTGGTAAGACCAGATAATGTTGTTAGATTTCATACAGCAGGACATGCAAGAGACAACACCATTAAACACCCAGCCCCATTCTATAAAGACTTACCAGCATATTACATCAACTTTTTAACAGATGAAAATGACCTTGTTGTTGACCCATTTGCTGGAATCGGAACAACAGGATTAGCCTGTAAAGAATTAAACAGACAATTTGTCGGTTATGAATTGAACCCCAAGTATGTTGAGTTCGGGAACAAAAGAATTGGTGGGGAACAACTTGAAAACTTTATGGTAGTTCAATATGACCTTGATGGAAACTACATAGCACATTACAGAAACAGGGGTGAAGCATCCAAAGCAACTGGTATTCCTGATGTTGATATTATGAGAACATACAACAGAACAAAGTTTGATAGTAGAGGTGGATACATTTGGAAACTTGAACCTGAATATGTGCTCAATCAATATGACCTTCAAGACAACCTATTAAACACATTCACATCAATAGGACAAGCCGAAAAACATTTGGGACATACAACACACAACCACATAGAAGATTGTTTGAGAAAAGGAAATAAAACCTCCTATGGGTATAAATGGAAATTAGAATTAAACAACTATGAGCAGAAGAAGATATTATAACTTACAACAATACCCTGAATTTCAAGTAAGTGGAGGAACAATTGATATTCACAATCCAAAGTCATTTTACCTACAAATAAGAACACATCTATTCGCAGACAATGATAAGGGTCCACAAGAATTAAAACACTTGTTTTGGGGTATTAAACAATCTATAAACAGAACACTTGATTATAGTATTTGTGATAAGAGATTCATATCTGACCTAGACTTTTCCGAATCCTTCAAAGATAAACCTTACAGTTATGTTATAATGGACTTCACATTTTATCCAAATGATGAGTATGACCAAAATGCTTATGAACACTTTTTAAACCAAGTGGTTAAGAACATTTACAGGGAAAATATAGTATCAAGTCCATTTAGATTTTACAGAGACAAAAAACAATCCAAGCTTGAAAATCAAAACATCGGTAGTTTTCGGACACCTGCTTAAAGCAGAAGAACAAGGTAAAAAAATAGTTTGTCTCCAAGGTGGTTCAAGAAGTGGAAAAACATTTAACACTTTAATTTGGTGGATTCAAAAGTTATTGAAGGAAGATAAGAAAACTTTATCCATATTCAGAAAGACTTTACCATCACTCAAAAACTCTGTGTTAAAAGACTTGGTATCAGTCCTTGAAATGTACGAAATATACGACCCAACTAAATGGCACAAACAAGAAGGGTGGTATGAGTTACCTAATGGTTCAATTATCAATTGGGGTTCAGCAGATGAACCACAGAAGTTAAGGGGTTCAAAGAGGGATTACCTTTTCTGTAATGAAGCAAACGAACTTGACCTTGAAGATTGGAGACAACTCATCATGAGAACAGAAGGAATGGTTACAATTGACTTTAACCCTTCTGAAATAACTTCATGGGTATATGACTTGGAACAAAGGGACGATTGTTATTATTTCAAAACAACTTGGAGACAAAACCCATTCTTACCTCAATCCCTTATAGATGAAATTGAAAGACTTAAAGACACTGACGAAAACTATTACAGAATCTACTCACTCGGGGAAAAAGGAATCCCCACCACACTTGTCTTTAACAAATGGCATACCACAGACGAGGTCCCAATGGATTCAAAGTTACTTGGACGAGGAATGGACTTCGGATTTAATGATGCAACAACTTTGGTTGAGGTGTATCAAAAAGGTGATGAGTTATATCTTAAAGAAAAACTCTATGTAAAGAATTTAACGATGGGGGATATCGTCTATAAAATGAACGAATTATCCATTGAAAAGACAGACAAGATATGGTGTGATAGTGCTTTACCACAAAATATTGAGGAATTAAGAAGAAATAGGTATAACGCTTTTGGTGTTTCAAAGCAATCCATACTCAGTGGTCTTGATAAAATAAAGAGACATAAAGTATTCATTACAAATGATTCACCAAATATACTTAGAGAGTTCAGTTCATACAAGTGGAAGACAGATAGAGATGGGAAGTTATTAGATGTCCCTGTTGATGAAAACAACCATACAATAGATGCTGTTAGATATGTATTAGATAGCACACTGAATAAACATCAAGGAAGATATAAAGTATTATGATTACAATAACATTAGGGAAAAAAGAATATGATATTCCAACAGAGATGACTGTAAGTCAATATCAGACAATACAGACACAAAGATTATTTTTGGATAACTCAGACCCAGCAAAACTATTAGCCGCTTACATTGGAGCACCACTAAGTGAAATTAAAAATGCAAAGAAGGAGCAGGTTAAATTCCTTGAAGCTTTTGTATTTGAAAGACTTACCAAAGATGTAACAAAAGATGCAATCTTTACCTTTGACTATGAAGGAATAACCTATGGGTTTGAAAACGATTGGAAGAAACTAGCATGGGGTGCTTGGCAAGACCTTGAATTTTTATCATCTGAAAACATCACTGATAATATACACAGAATTTTATCTGTTCTTTACAGACCTGTTATTTCAATGAACGGGACCAAGTATAAGATTGAACCTTATAATGCTGATACCATTGAGGAGAGAGCTCAACTATTTAAGAACATACCAATCAAGATTTGGTTTGGAGCAGCACAACTTTTTTTTTTCATCAGCAGCAAATACATAGACAATATAAAGAATACTATGGAATCACAAATGAAGATGTACCGACTGATGGAGAAGGGGACGAGGGTGCTACCAAAATGGCTCCAAAAGAAGCTACGGCTAGATTCTATTTTGCAGCGTCACTTGAACTTGCAAACAACGACATCACAAAACTCGCGCATATAAATCAACTCGGTGTCTATTTATGTTTGAATACTCTCGCCAGAAATAAAGACATAAGAGACGCTGAACGAAGAGAGATACAAAAATCAATGAAGAAATATGGAAATGTACCTAACATACCACAAGGTTTTAGATAAGTTGGAGCTATTTCAACAGAATTATTGTTGCTTAAATTCTTTTGGTTATGGGAACCTGGTGGACTTTGGAAAAAATGTTTCAGGTCAGACCGTAACTTATCCATATTTGTTTGTTGTTCCTTTATCAGTATCCTATGACCAAAACACAACAACATATCAGTTATCCACAATATTCGCAGATAGACTCAATGAGAATTTGGATAATGAAAAAGATGCTGTATCTGATATGTCGCTTGCAGCAAGACAACTCCTATCTGAGATTTGGAGAGGAAACCTCCAAGATTATTTTGACGCCCCACTCCCAGTTAATGGTCAACCATTTATGGAAAGATTTAATGACTATGTTGCGGGGGTTGCACTTGACCTTAATTTAATTGTGTATGAAGACATCAACGCTTGTGAGCAGTGGATTGTTGTAACACCCCAACTTATGATTCAACAGGTTATTTAGGAGTATCGGGAGATGTACAAACAAATGCAAGTCAACTTAAAAATCCAGTAGTATACGGAACAACAACTCCTGATTTCACTTGGTTCGGTCGGGTGTATGATGATGGTGTTTCACAAAGAGGTGGTAAAATTATTGCAGGTGCAATACAACCAGGTTATCCATCATTTACATTCCAAGGAATGTTTGACCTCAATACAAACCCGTATCCTCCAGGTCCAATATGGACTTTTAAGACCGTAGTACAAGATGTAAATACAAATATTCAAGTTGCTACTTGGACCAATGTAGCACATAGAGTTTATTGGGTTGGTTCAACAGAATATAGTGAAGTATGGGAAAATGGTTCAATTATCGCATCAGGAACAACATCAGGTGCTGCAACAATTTATCCTGACCCTGTATGGAGTTTGATGTTTGATGGTGGTATAGATTTTAATACTGAACAATTCTATTTTGATAAAAAACTATCAAATGCTGAAATGGCTCAGATGTTTACATACTTAAACAACAAGTATTAAGATGGACGAAGAACAAATGGAATTGATGAGGGTGTTGTTATACAACGCTATTGTTGCTGAACTTAGAACACCATATAAACCTGAGGGTTATTATGGAGCACAGAAGACAGGTTTCAATAGGAGGGGTTCAGTAGCAACAGGTCAACTTGTTGATGACCTAACAGTTGAATGGGACGAAACCCCTGAGGGAAACTTCCAACTCGTTGTATCGTTTCCAACAGTTCAACCAAGTTTTTTACCACAGATTATTGACGAGGGTAGAAGACCATCAACAAAGTATCCACCACTAGCAGCAATTGAAGCGTGGGTAAGAGTTAAACCTGTATTTTTTAGAGACACAAGAGGTAAGTTTACAAAAGGTACAGTTAAACAAAGAGCATTCCTTGTAGCAAGGTCAATCAAGGAAAAAGGTTTCAAGGGAAGATTCTTCTTGGACAAAGCCGAAAATAAAGTTATTAACCAATTGGAAAAACTTGGGGAAGATGCGATGGCAAATTACTTCCAACAACTAATTGAAAATCAATTTGTAAATTTATTATAATTAAATGAGTGTAATGGCAAATTACTTCCAACAACTAATTGAAAATCAATTTGTAAATTTATTATAATTAAATGAGTGTAAGTATAATTAAAAATCCTGCTAACTTCCAACCATCAAAATCAGATGCGTTGTATTTCACAGTTTCAGCAAGCACAGCAAATGAACCAAAGTTTAGATATGTCTATGAAATCTATGTAGAAGGTTATAAGGTATTTGAAGGTAAGTCTACCCCAAACCCTTATGGTCTTGGTATCATTGATGTATCAAGGGTATTAGATTCATACTTACAAAACTACCCTGTTGCTTATCACGATGAGACAGCAATATTCTTACATCAAACATCACCTTTTTCAAGAGCTTATGGTAATGAAGTTGTTGATTATTATATCCTTGTTGGTGAGGAGTATGCAGATTCGTTTGTTGGAGCACTTACAGGATTTACAGGTATTGGAAACCAAGTAGGTTTTCCATCTGTTCCTTCATCTACTTACAAGGCATTTCTTGGAACGATGGGGGTTAATAGAAACGCAACACTAGCTGAGTGGGATACAGGTCAATTCACTTTATCAGGTAATCCACAACCAGCATTCCCATATACCACAACAAATTTATTTTTAACAAACTCACCAAGGATTAGAGACATCAGTGTGGAGGAGTATTATACCCTATCATTTACCAATGCTCAACTTGGAGGTAGTTTTGTTTCAGAGCCTTATTATGTTGAATATAAATTCTATGATGTAAATGGATTTATAATTGATACAAAGAAGTATTCAAATATTGTTTCCAATGGTGGTGGTCCAATGACTTCATGTACCCAAGACTATCAAAACTATACCTTTACAGGTCTATCAGATTATAACATTTTAAATGTGGGGGCTGGTCCATTAAACATCTACCAATTCCCTGGTCATACATCTTATTATACCGTTCAGTTGTTTGGTGGGGCTAGCACGACACCAGTGACGCCGACGCCCACCCCTAGCCAGACTCCAACCCTTAATTTAACACCAACCCCGAGTGTTACAACAACTCAGACGATGACTCCGACCCCAAGTAGCACTCCTCCTACTTGTTCTTGTGATAACTATACAATTGAATCTACGGTTGGATTTACTCAACAAATATTCTACACAGATTGTAATGGTCTTTTCTTATCTTTTTATCTTGGACCTTATGATTTGATTTCAGATTGTTTCTGTTATGTTGAACCAAGTCCTTATGTTATTATAACCAATTTGGGAGCTTGTGGGTCTCCACCAGTTACTCCAAGTATCACCCCATCACAAACACCATCAGGTGCGGCAGGTGAGGTTTGCGTTTCAGGAACAACCATCAATGTAACAAACACAGGGTATATCAAATACACTGACTGCTCAGGTAATACTCAATATCAATTTATCAGTAGTCTTGGAATTTATACGATTACACCATGCCATTATTGTTCAACAATAAGTCCTGGTTTCCCTTATGCTGATGTTGCTAATTTCAACAACAAAGTATGTGGATTTACATGTGCTACTCCTTCATTGACGCCGACGCCCACCCCTAGTGTGAGTTCATTAGCAAAACAAAATGTATTTGTTAGAGATTGTTGTACAGGTCAACTTGAATATCAAGTTCAGGTTGCAGCTTCACTTGGTATTGGTAATACCGTTCTAATTGATGGGGAGTGTTATCAAATATATGCTCTTGGTGGAACAGGGTCTGTTGGAGATTATTCAACAGCTACCAACTACATCAATTGTAATGAGTGTGTGGCTGACTATCCTTGTCCTGTTGACCCACAAAAACCAACACAACTCAAACCATCAGTTCAACCAGTAACGATTATACCAAGTGGTGGAACAGCTCCTTGTGTAAGTTATTCTGCTGTATCTGAAATGTTCCAATTCAATGTGGTCCCTCCTTGTAATCAATTCTTCAACGAACAGATAATGTTTAAGAATAGATACGGAGCTTATGACTATTTCATGTTTGAAAAAGCAAAAGCTGAGGGTCTTGCAATCAATAGGGAAGTATATGGACAATGGAACATCAATTGGGGTTCACAAAATCCAATTAAGACAAATTATTCAAGAGGGACAACAGACTTCAATACAGACATCACAGAAACCCATGTTGTGAACTCAGGTTTCATTTCACAACCAATGTTTGTGTGGTTGGAAGAATTGTATACAACAAATGACGCTTACCTTATCCAAACCGATGGAACACTATTCCCAATAAACATTGTTAACACGGAGTTTGTTAGAAAGACAAAAGGTAATAAGACTATGTTCAATATTGAATTAACTTATACATTCTCCAATAACATCAAACTATTGAATAACTAATGGATACAACCTTACTTGTACTTGGGGACAACAACCAATGGACTGAGCTTGACTTATTTGAAGACCTACCAATAAATGTAATAATTCAGGAGACTGATATTACAGATATTGAATCAAGACGCTCACCCTATTCCAAGACATTTCAAATTCCTGGTACAAAGAATAACAATGATTTCTTTGAACATTTCTATGAGGTTAATGCAATTGGTTATGACCCTTTAACAAGAAGACCTTGTGTTGTTCAATACAGGGGAACAGATATCTTCAAGGGTTTCCTTAGACTTAACTCTGTTGAAAGAACAAAAGACCTTATTCAATATGAGGTATATATCCTATCAGAAATAACAGATTTCAGTTCATTGGTTCAAGATAAAAACCTTAAAGAGTTATCTTGGTTGGAATATAACCATATTCAAAACTATGATACTGTAACTCAATCTTGGTCAGCAGATAGTGGTGATGTTAATGGTCTATTTGGTGGTAGTGTTATCTATCCTATGATACATTATGGGTATGACTATCAACCAGCAAGTGCGACAACCCCCACCTTTAAGTTTGCGGTAAATGACCCAAAGGGAATCTACCTATCAGGTAATTCAATGCCACCAACTTATTTCAAACCAGCAATGAGGGTTAAGACCATCATTGAAAAAATCTTTGCTTCAAGTGGTTATGAAATTGAATCAAACTTTTTTGAGTCAGAATATTTTAGAGGTATCTACATTGACCTTGCAGCAAATGGTAAGCTTGGGGTAGAGACAGCATCAGCCAGAACAAACCAAAACATTTTTAGAGTATATGGAAATCCCTTACCATTAGCACAGGAGTTTTCTTATGCTAATGGTACAATCCAACAAATTAAGATGGGTAGAATATCATCAACAGATGGTTATGACCCCTCGTTTAATTTTAACGAAACATATTCTGCATATCAGATACCCTACTCAGGTCAGTATTCCTTTGAATTTAAGGGAAAGGTGAACCAAAGATACTCTAATAACTATGTGTCCACATATTATGGTATTTCAATATACAAAGCTTCAAGACCCCAAGACTTAACCGACCCTAATAAAAGGGTTGCCGTTACGGGAACAACAGATGGTCTTGTTGCATTTAACTATCTAAATGCTAATAACCAAAGAATATTCTTGAACAACTGCCAGTTAAACGCTGGTGATTGGGTGGGGTTATTCATTAGATTTAACACAAGTAGTTCATCAAATAGAAATGCGGGGTTATGGGTTGGTCCAACTGATTGGATTGGAACGGGAGCAAGATGGGAGTTATATAATTCACCAACATTTGTTGCAAATAACATTGTGGATATGAAGCTTCAATTCCCTGAAATAAGTTGTTTGGACTTTGTTAAAGCAATTGTTAAGATGTTTAACATGGTAGTGGTTCAGACCAATGAAACCAAGAAGATTAGAATGGAGCCACTCAATTGGTATTTTGCTCAAAACTTTGCCAAGACGGTTGATTGGTCCCAATGGTTTGATGAAAACTCACCATATAGAATTGAACCTGTTAACTTCCAATTACAAAAAGAATATAACTTCAAGTATCTATCAGCAGAAGATGAACACCTTGGAAAGTTATATGAAGATGAATATGAATTACCTTTTGGAACAAAGAGGTTTGTGGCAACAAGTGATATCCTAACAGGAACGGTTGACTTTGAGTTTCCATTTAGACCCTTCCCTTCTGATGTGATGACTGGTTCAACCAATCTTATCATTCCAATGGTTTATAAGTACGATGTTGCAACGGGTAAAGAAATACCTTACTCAAATAAAAACCATATATTCTTTTGGTGTGGAAATAGATACTTCTATTCTGATGAGCAGAAGACACAAAAACTAACTTGGTGGATAACATCGGGAGGAACACCAGTTCAATGGAATACCTATCCATGTGTGAACCATCTATCATCATTAGACAAACAAGATGCTGAGTTGGTATCAGACTTAAACTTTGATAAGACAACAGATTTCTATGATGAAGAAAATTCTGTTGTTCAACAATATACAGCAAACAATGTGTATCAGTTATGGTATGGGGATTACTTCAATAATCTATATTCACCTGAAACAAGAAGGGTAAGTGGTAGATTTCTTTTTGAACCAATCTTTATATCACAGATTAACTTAACAGATAAGGTGTGGTTAAAGGATTCCCTTTTCCAAATTGAAAAGATAAATGAAGCTGACCTTGTGAATTGGAAACTAACAGATGTATCTTTAATCAAACTTGTAACACCTTATAATAAGTTTACCCCACCAGCACCTGATTATTCTGTATCACCCAACGAAGCTTATCCTCCATCGGGAGCAACATTTGCAATCACAGGATTTGTTTCAACACAACAATCAGATGTTTGTAATAACACAGCACCAATAACCAATGTGTGGGCTTCACAAAACCCCGTAGTTGAAGGAACATACTTATACTACAACTCATTAGCCACAAGTGCATTTACCACTGGTACCTTCTTTAAACAGACCACTGGTTCAACGACTTATGTTGCGATAAACAACTTGGGACTAGCAACGGAAAACCAATGCTAATAACCCTGTTATTCACTATTTATTGATATGGCTAAAAATATTGCATTAACGCTCACCATCGGTGGTGTTAAACAAAACATCACAAACATCAAGGAGCTTGAAACTGCCATCAAGGGTGCAGAAGAACAACTCAAAGGTTTAACCATTGGGTCAGAAGGTTTTAAGAAGTTATCCTCAGATGTTAAAAATGCAAAAGGTGTTCTTGAAGATTTCAATGAATCGGTAAAGGGACAGGAGTTGGAAAAAAGAGTTGGAGCCTTTGCCAAAGTTGGGGAAGGTATCACAGCATCTTTTGCGGGTGCCCAAGCAGCCATAAGTTTATTTGGAACGGAGAGTGAAGCGGTCGCAGAAGCAGCAGCCAAAGCCCAATCATTATTAACCATCGCACTTGCTGCCAGGTCGGCAGCCGAAGGTGTTGTTGCCGTTAGAACGGTTGCAGCCAACATCGCAACATACGCCTCGGCTGCGGCAGCAAACGCTGCGACAACAGCCACAAGGGTATTATGGGCAACCCTCGCAGCTAACCCACTTGGAGCAATCCTTGCTGTGGTTGGTTTGTTGGTAGC